ATATGGTCAATGTCATGCTGCTGCCTCTTCGTCTTCGACGGGTCGCGAACATGCATTGCCTCAAGCTCATATAAAGAAGGAAATCCATTAGCAATTTGCTCATATGATATATTGGTCTTACGCTGAATTTTCGTTATATCGCGAGATTCCTCAGTCATTCTGGTACGCATTTTTTTTTTGACGGTTACATCATCAAGCTTTTCTATTTCTTTTATAGCACCAAACACAAAATTAGCATACTCATGAACAAGTAAATTTGTGCCCATACTATCATATGCTGTGCCAATACATGCAATAAGAGTAGTTATAGTATCACGTTTTGAACCATCGGACGAAAAAGGTATCTTCCAAGCATATTTCCAATACGAGCGAAAAGGTACAATTGCGGCAACATTATCATGATTATTGAAGTACGCGGGCCTAGGGATGAAATAACGCTGAAGAAAAACTACTCCCGCTTCCTTAATAGTGCCCGTTCGTTGATCACAGACAGATAACCCAGGGACGGAATTACGGATGTCACGCAATTCCATATCCCAAAATTTCCAAAGAAATTTTGCAAATTCCTTCTCATTTATTATATCCCATATTGACCTAGAAACCCCTAAGACATGATCGTCCCCATAAACGACAATTTTAATTTTTCCTCCATAAAAGCATGCGTTAATTCTTCTTCGCCTAGGGGGTTTCGTCTGGTAAGTATACTCAATAAAGAGACATATTAAAAATCCTAAAATCCAAGAATCACCATGAGATGTGTTTAATGACCCAGATGGCATACCTCCTATAACTATTCTCCATTCTTCCTTAAAAAAATGTGTAACTCGAACAACAAGATAACGCGTAGCTGCCCTCAATAAACGCTTATATACCTCACTCTCAGGGTCAGCCTTATCAAGGTCATAGTATATTCCTGAACTAGCCATATATATCTGCATAAGAACACGGTTAATTGACGTATCAAAGTGTCTAACATCACCATCTCCAAATACCATATCAGGGTCATCTATTCCAATGTCCTTCATAAATTCCTCACCTCCACCATACCACCATACCTGGCCAATTCTGATAGCAGGACCTCTCTCAAACATCATCCTCAACTTTGACACGTGGGCTTCAAGTAAAATACCCGAAAGAAAACCATTCACGAAAAGCCTGCCCTTCATATGCACTGCTTCTGCGTCAGCTTTAGTACGCTCATTCGCAGAATTTGCAGTCTCAGCTTTCAAGTTGTTATCAAAACCATGGTCATGCAAATCAACCTCACCAACCCTTGCTTGTTCCACCATTTTTATATACTGGTCTATAGAATAATCAAGCTGATCAACTTTCTTACCGACAGCCGAATAAATACGAAAGCATTTACAAGCTTCATCGGGAGGCATAACCAACCTCGGGCCGGACCTGGG